ACGAAAATCGGTGATTATATCGTTGATTTTACCGCCACTGAATCGCCTACATGGTCAAATAAGCTCAATGGGCTTTTTTATGATGCTAAAAACCTTCGTGATTTTAATACTCGTTTAGGGCGTGTCCAACGCGAATTAGGCACATTTATTGCCCTGGATATAAATACAAGTTATTTGGCTGAGCCGCCCGAGAATCAGATCAGTGTGAAACAACTAGCTGAATCATTGGTTTGGCGACCAGGAGCCTTCCCCGCTTGGTGCCCCGACTGGAAAAGGCTAGCGCCGACAGTTCACCAGCTAGACACGCCAGAGGGCGGCTCCCCGTGGGTATTGTCCCCCAAGGTGTTAATTGACTTGGATCAGGGCATGTCCTGGACTTCCGATAACACACCCACGACCATCTTGTATAGTGCTGGTGGCCTGTTTGGAAAGAGCAAGTATGCACGTGATACCCGGGTTATTCGTGACACCCGTGACCAATGGGATCGTGGCAATATCGTTGAGCTTGATATCCCGTATTGCCCAGATCAGGGCGGTATTCTCGGTTACACCGAAAATCATGCTGAACTGGCGAAAGCCCAATTGGGTGGCCCCCGCCGAATCCGGCTTGACACCCGCCGAAACGCCGACTTTCTCAACACTTACCTGGGTTGGGAATGCTGGGAGACTCCCAACCGGTATATACAGGTGACCGGTGACAAAATGGCCACCAAGTACCACGGTGAACTGCTGCTACAACAAACCTACTACCCGATTGGTGGAACACTCACCTTATACCACTGGGGTTTCACTCACGATCTTTACTGTGCCTGGGGTCCGACAGACGACGCGCTAACGCCCCCGCCGCCACCGCCCCCCCCGCCGCCGCCGAAGCCCACCACGTGGGCCACCAACACAACCACGTGGGTAACTACCACTGGCGTCTGGAAAGGATAGATTATTTCATGGCCATAACCGACCCCCGCAACATTCAGCACCTCAATGCTGACGGAAGCGATACAATTAGTCAATTTCCCGCCGTCCAGCGCAATAATGCAGCCCGGCTATCTGAGGCAATCACTACGAGCACGGAAACAGTGGCGCTAAACTCCACCTTCCGTAATGCCGCTGGCCTGATTCAACGGGTGGGAAAATTGCGGATTTTGAGTCTTGAGTTTCGTACTTCTAGTGATGCTGTTGCCGCAACAAGACTGTTGGCGAATAATCTTGCCGCTAGTGACCGGCCGGCAAAGACGATCTATGCCGCTCTAGCTGGCGCTAACGATTTGAACGATGCTGTGGGTGTGAGGGCTAGGCTAGGCACCGACGGTACCGTTACCTGTCCGGTGCCTACGATCATGCAGTCAGGCGCCTACTATGGGGGACAGATCGTCTGGGTTGTGGCCTAGACCACTTCCCCATTTATAAAAAATAGTGATTATGCTATCTGTGTTGAATCATACCCTGGTGGCGCCTCACCGGTTTCTAACCAATCTGGATCAACACCGGTAGCAAATGCGATAAGATTTAGGGATGCCTTCCTTGGTTTTGTCCTACCTACCTCGATGTTCGCTATCGACGCCCGACTTAAGCCGGTAATTGTCGCTAGCTCTATTTGTTGCATTTCTGCGACTTCACGGGCGAGTCTAACCCGGTGGCGTAGCTGGAATTTTGGGATGATCCATTCGTTTTCCGTCTTCTTTAGCATATGTAGAATACTACTCTTCTAGATAGGATATTGGCAATTATTGTTAGAAAAAATTGATTAATAGGGGCGAATACTTGATTAATGGGGGAAACTTGCGTATTATTCTAGCCATGAGTGAACCACGATGGCGGCTATCGAAAGAACATGGCCTAACGATTGACGGTGTAATGGTTTGTACACCGCTCATGATCTGCGCTAATGGAATCATCGTTGAAAACAACCCGTCCGGTTCTTCGTATCTACGTTTGACCATCTGCATGGATGAACCCATTGCCGTAGCATCGGATATTCCATTCAACATCGGTGCGCTGCAACCTGGGATGGCCAAAGAGTCATTGGCTGACCTTGAGCCCTACGGGGCTCAAGGTCTTTAGGCATTTTTGAGGAGGAAATATGGACGAGTACACAGATGAAGAACTGGCCACCATGGCCAAGGAAGCATGGGACGAGGCGTTTTCCAAGATGCCCCCGGTGCCTTACTTCGAGGCTTGCTTGGACGCGATAGAATCCGCCGCCGAGGTAGAAAACTACCCGAACGAGCAAGTCGAAACCCTGTACTACGAACTGGCTTTTGCTGTTCGGAAAACAGCCCTCGAAGGGCACGGGATCGACTACCTAGACAACGAGCTACGGGAAATGATGGAGCGGAAAGCCTCAAAAAAAGGGTGGTTTTTCCTAAATGACCACCTCAAAGACGCTCAGGCTGAGGCTCTGCGTCTGGAGCAGGAACGCATGCCGCTAGGGGAAGAAAATGCCGATGACGAGAACTAACACGGGCGCCTGGGAATTTAGGCCGGCGCGCGCTGATAGCGGTATCTACTGTGATGTTTGCGGCCGGGTGTTCGCTAGGCCGGCGCCGCCGCCGAACCAGGCCGGCAAACGGGTTTGTCGGGATTGCCGACAGGCTGCAAGGGAAAAAAAGACAGGGATGCTGTTCTAATTGTTTGTTGGGTTTAGGTGCCCCCGCCGCTTCTAGCCGGCGGCGGGGGTATCAGGCCCCGTAAACTGCTGCGGAACGCCTACAACTAAATAACATCTAAATGTCCTTATTCACTATACCTCCGTCCTGCTTTTTCGTAGCTGTACAGGACACAACAGAAAAACAAAACAACAGCTAGCCGGAATAATGTGCTTCTCGCTATAAATCCCCCGGTATGTCCGGCCCCGGGGGGCCACAGTCAACGTGGCCTGTTGACCTGTGGTGCGACTTATGGAAGCCGCTGCACATGGAGGTGCAGCGGCTACTAGGCGTGGGGTGGCAACCGGAAGCGGTCAAAATGGGATTTTTCGCCAATGGGGAGGCCACCTAGCCGGTAGCCCCCTTGGGGGGCTTCCTAGGGCTACTGCCTCAACCCCCTGCTACCCCACCTTTACTCTTTACCTATCTTGGCCTACTGGAACCACCGACCCCTACCACACCCCACCTATCACCTATGCACCTACCTCAACCCCTCCCCCTAACCCCTGTATCACGTGTACTACCCCCGAGGGCAAATTGTCTAAGAAAGTTTGTTGGTCAAAAGCGAAATGTATTGCGGCGCCTCATCTGTGGGATCTGGACCAATCCGAGGCATGGCGGGGCCACCCGCTGGCAAAAAAGCCTCGCTCTGTTAGAGCACACGCTTTATGTGCCGATTGCCCCCTTATTCGGGATTGCGCCGCCTATGCGCTCACTGCCACTCCCCGAATGGCCGGTGTGGTAATGGCCGGTGTTGATATTCCTATCGCTGGTGGCGCTAAGGCTAACGCCGCCCGAAAACGCCTAAGGGAGATAGCATATGGCTAGAAGTTCAAAATGGCGGCGGAAGCGCCGCAACCGGCACCGACGGGAACGCTACGCAACAATGGTCAGCAACAGGAAGAAGAATAATCATGCAACTAGAACCAACTCCCCAAACCGTGGTATCAGCACTGCTGAATAGTATCTATAATGCTGCAGACGAAGACCAGATGAGCGCTGCTGTAGGCGCCTTCTGCGTGGCGCTGAATGCAATAGCTGAGTATGACACCGCCGCCGCCGAGGTGTTCGTCAGTCAGCTATACGTAACTCTAATGGAGAATGAATATACTCGACTCAATATTGAAAAAGTGGGATATGGCCCCGTAAACATTGGATAATGATATGGATAAAAAAGTAAGGTATAAGGTTTGGAAGAGTGACGGCCTATGGGAAGTGGAATGGAAAAAAGGAATCTTGACAACGATAGCAACATTCCCAACCTTCGCCGCCGCCCACGCCTACGTGAGGGAGCGCCTGTATGGCACCCAGGACGACTACAGCTATGCCTGCTGAAGGTAGGCCGGCATGGGCCGGCCGGTATGCTACCGAACGTACCGCCGCTTGTCTAGCCGAGTTCGGCACCAGGTGTCACCTGTGCGGCGCCTACGGTGCCACCACCGCCGACCATCTTGTACCACGGGCGGCCGGTGGCAGTGACGACCTCGACAACCTCCGGCCGGCTCACCAGGCTTGCAACTCCAGTCGCCAAGACATGCCGCTCGAAGACTGGTTCCGATTGCACCCGCTTATCAATCGAGACGGCGACGCGCCGCCCAGCCGGCAATGGTTTTTAGAACCCGCCGACCCCTAGGCAGTCCCGCGCCAGCACTCTTTTTCTCTCTTTGGCCCCCAACCCCCGGGGTCAGTACATCAACTAAACCAGGAGGTCAAACCCCATGCCACGCCCTGATCCCATGCGGCCCCGCGAGGGCCAAGAGGCCCTTTTCGAGGCCGAAGCTATCAAACAGCCCGATTGCGTGTTGCGGGGGAGGCATTCCATGGCCATGGACGCCGCCCTTGACGCCGCCCGCGACAATCAAGTGATTCACCCTATAGATGAAGGGATCGCCACGGTGCTTCGAGCAGGCGCCTGGGCACTCGACACCCTAGAGAAACAAGACCGACCGTATGGGCCGGCAAAACTCATTCCGGCCATGACCGAGGCGCTGACTGCGGCGCATATGACGCCTGAGAGCCGGAAGCTGGAAAGCGAAGACCTGGCCAAACAACTTTTCGAGGACCTAGCCGCCCTAGAGGCCGACGCCGACTGATGCGTACCTGGCTACCAGGACGGGTAGAGCCCCGCTATCTGACACCGATACCCGAGGGGGCGATAGTCGACCTTCGGGCGGTGAAGAAGGTTGCCGCAATCATGGGCCGGCAACCGACGTTCTACCAGGTGGAAATCTTAGAACGCCTAGTAGCTAGGTGGCCTGATGGGACCCCGGTTTTCACCACCATTCTGGTGAGTTTCCCCAGGCAGACCGGCAAAACCACATGCATTATGGATTGGCTTATGTATGTGGCCATGACCCGCCCCTATCAAAAATTGTGGTTCACTGCCCAGACCGGCATGGCGGCCCGCGAACGTTTCCTAGCTGAGCTGGTAGAACCAAGCAAAAAATATCTCGAACCGCTGGGGATCGTAGATACCAAGCTTGCCGCGGGGGCCACCCGAACCGTGGTGGTGGCCACGGGG